GAGAGTCGAGCTGTCCGAATCGAGCATCTTTCCTTGCGTCACGACATTGAACCGATGCCATTCCTCGGTGATGTCGTGGTTAGCCGTGATCTTGAACTGGCGCCGTCCGATTTCCTCGGCCAAGTCTTTGAGATCGATTTCCGACCCGAAGCGGCGGATGCCCTGCAGTTCGTGAGCATGGACGCGCGAGGCGTCCATGAGGCGAACCGTCTGATAGGCGCGCGCGTCGCGGAGATCGGCGCCGGCGGTGCGCGACGGCGGCGAGCCGCGCGGGCTCGTCTTGAGGATCTGCGCCTGATAGCCGCGGCGCTCAATCCAGACCTCCGTTGTGCGGATCGGGACCTCTTCAAAGAGGCCCGGAATCGATCCCAGAAAGTCTGGGACGTAGGACATATAATTGACGGCTTTGGTGAGCGAAGTCGCCGTGAAGGCGTCTGCGTCAAAGACTGACATGCCAATCATGGCGTGCTCTTTCCTTTCAAAAACAGGGGCGAGACGAACTCAGCGAAGGATGATGTTCTTCTTCGCGAGCTGAACGGTTCCGTCGGCGATCTGCGCTGCGGTCGCGCCGCTCTTCCAGGTGAGATCCGCGCTTCGCACCGTGCAATCCCGGCGCACGGCGGTGATGCGCGCCGTCTGTCCGGACCCGGTCGTCACGGGATACATCGCAACGGCGACCGGGACAGCGCTCCCATCGGTCGCGGCCGGGTCCCATGCTTTGAGCTGCTCGCCGCCCTCGTTGGTCGGCCGAACTACGGTCACGGTGAACGTGTCGCCGATCGTCACGGTGCCGCCAGCGGTAATCGTGAAATTGACCTGGCCCGTGTAGGCGGTCCCCACTTTGCCGGTCCCGTCAACTGTGCCGTCGGGACGCTGAACCTCAAACTCGCCGGTCTGGCTCGTCTGAAGCATGACGATATTGTAAGTCCCGTCCATCGCCGTCGTTGAGGCGGTGACTGATCCGATCGTTGACGTGCCTACGTTTCCGGAACCGGCCGCCGACGACACGGTCTCGTTTGCGACGACGCCGATCGCGCCAAGCACCTGCCCGACAACAATCGTTTGGCTCTGTGCGATGATGACCTCGTCAAGCGAGAGATCGTGAAATGAGGCGATGAGCGGAGCCATAGGATGCACCGCCTCGGTGAAGACCGTTGCAGTCATTTGAAGAGAACCTTCCGGTTAGAGGGTTTTTCCGCGCGGGTTTCAGCGCCTGGGCAGCGTCGCGTTGAGGTTGGTCGCGATGCTCTTCCACAAGGCGTCAGTCGCCGCTTCGTCGTTGTGTTCGCGTTGTGCGGAATCCGGCGCGATCTTCGGCACCGGCACTTGCGCCATGCGCGAGGCTGTCGGCGCAGGAGATGTCTCGGCCGCCGCAGCGGCCAGCATCGCCTCAGCGGCGCCAAGATCGAGAGACGTTGCGAGCGCCAGATGGCGCGCGAGTTTGGGTCTTCCGACTGCATGTTCGGAATCGAGAATCGACTTGATGCGACCTCGCTCCTCGGCGGCTCCGATTCCCTTTGCGGCCTCAATGGCCAATGCGTCAGCCATAGCGGCCTCCTTTTCCTCTTTCTCTTCCTTGCCATCGATCTTCACGAGGAGCCGCGCGGCGGCATTCTCGATATCCTTCGCGCCCTGCTGGGCCGCGCGGCTCTTCGCCGCGATGACCCCGGAGCGGTAGACCTTGCCATCCTTGCCATAAGGGTATTTCCAGTGCCCCTTACTGTCCGGCTCGGCCTCCGAGTCCGCGCCAAGATGGAATTTCCCGTAGTTCGCCCAGTCGTCGCCTTCCGGGCCGAGCAGCTTGTTTCCGTCCTCGGCCGAGAACGACCAGCCGCTTTCCTTGTCGACCTTTCCAGAGGCGATGAGGCTGTTGGCGTGGCTGTTACCCGACCCGTTCAGATGTACGGCCATGAGGTCCCCGATCATTTCCGCGAGTGCCGGCTTGGCTTGCGGCGATGGAATGCGTGCTGCGGCGAATGGCGATTGACCGATGCGATCGGCGAGGCCGGCGGCGACCGCCTGTTTGCCGCGATAGATCCCGGCTTCGGTCGCCCGAGCGCCGGCCTGACCGAGCTTGGGACGCATCTTGCCAACCGTCTCGGTGAACAGGTCATAGACAGCGTCGATATCGGACTGAATGTCGTCCCGTGCGGCGTCGTCCAACGGCGCAAGCTGGTTGCCGTAAATCTTGCGGGCCCCCGCATAAAGCAGCGTCGGCTTGATGCCCGCCTCCGCCATCATCCCGGAATGGTCGAGATGCAGCCAGACAACGCCAATCGAGCCGAGCGTCGCCGACGGCATGGCGACAATCTCTTTGGCGCCTGATGCGACTGCATATGCGGCGGATGCAGCAAGCGAGTTGACGAATGCCGTTACCGGCTTGACGCGCGACAACGCGCGGACCTCTTCGGCCGTCTCCATCGCGCCGGAGGCTTCGCCCCCAGGCGAGTCGATATCGAGCACGACCTTCTCAACCCGTGGATCGGCGGCGGCGGCGCGAAGCGCAGACCGGATCGCGTCATAGGAAGTGAGCCCAGACCGCGAGGTTAGCCATGCGCCCCGGTTGACGAGTTCTCCATGCAGAGGGATCGTCGCGACGCCGTCGGTCACGGTGTAAGGATCGGCCGGTTCGAGCCCGGCCAGGTCGATCTCCTCTCCCTCAAGATACGCCTTGGAAGCCGGACCAAGCCCGGAAAGGCGGGCGCCGAGCGCCATGGCGAGCGTCTCGGCGGTCTCGGGAAGGAGAAGCAGCGGCCTCTTGTAGAGGCGCGCAGCAAGGCGCGGCAAACCGTGCATCAGGCCGCTTCCTTCTGCTGCTTTGCTTTCTCCTCCTCTGGCGCTTCCGGATCATCGGCCGTCGCGCTGCGGAGCATCGCCCCGGTGAGCGCGACCGCGTCGAGGCCACGATCTTTCAGCATTTCGGTTTCGACCTCGAGCTGATCGAAAACCTCCTCGTAATCAAGGCCCTGCTCGGCGCATTCGCGCTGCCAGGTAGTCACGCGGCCATCGAGACGAAGAGCCGAGGCCTGCTGTTCCTTGACCGGGTCGACATAGCCGCGCGGCGGCCCGATCCACGCGCCGCGCAAATAGGCTCCCGGAGCGTCGATGAAATCGGGAGCGCCTGCGGGGGCCTTCAGGTAGCCGCGATCAAATGCCTCGTCGGCCCATGCGTAATGCAACGGAGCGACCGTCTGCTCGATGAACACCGCGCGTAGACGCATGATCCCGCGCCACACTTCATTGAGCGCCGCGCGCGCCGACGAGTAGTTCGTCTTCGACCAGTCCATCTTGAGCTGCTCGAACGCCAGGCCGAGCTTGCTCGCGATCGTCTGGAGGAACGCAGCCTCGAACGCTGGAAACGCCGTGGTCTGCCGCGGGCTCGAATTGAACTTGAGCGTCGAGCCGGGAAGCATGACGGGAATGCGCGATCCGCCAACGCGAACCGGATATTTTTCATACCACTCGAGCGTGTCGGCCCAGAACGTCTTTACGCCCGTGCGCACTTGCGCCTTCGGCGTCATCCGCTCGGCGATCTCATCGGCCGGCGCGTCGGATTCGATCGTCGCCGCCATCATTGCGTTGATGGTCGCGGAGGCGAGCTCGTTGTCCGCGAAACGCCCGAGCATCCGCAATCTCTGAATGAGCGTGATGAAGGGCGACGTCCCGCGGGTGTCCCCGTCGCGCTGCGGCTCGTAGCCATGGACGAAGACAGGCCTTCCCCACTCGGTCTCGCGTGGGACGAACGTCCAGCTCATCTGCTCGAAGGGCGCCCAGTAGTCGCCGAGGTGGGCGTCACGCACCCAATAGCCGACCGGCTCGCCGGCCGGCGTCTGCTCGACTCCCATGCGGCGCGTCACCGTGTCTCGCTGCCCATAGGGGTTGCAGATCCGGTCAGGATCGACGGTCAGAATGCAAGTCGCGTAGCGCGCGGCTGCATCGTCGCGCAGCGTGACGACGTAGGAATTTTCCCCAGCGAAGATCCAGGTGCGCGCCGCCAGCCGCAGGAGGCCGTTGAGCGTGAGGCGACGCGAAGCGTCGACATAGCGGCGTGGGTCCTCGGCGAAGCAACGGAACTCCGCTTCCATCTGCCGAGCGAAGGCGCGAACCGCGGCGCGATCCGTAATTCCGAGCGCGTCCCCGTCCGGCCGGCTGATCCAGCGCAACCCCGCACCGACGATATGGTCGACGAGCTTGTCGATCGCGCTCGAGGCGTGCGGGTCATTCCGGACAATGTCCTGAATGCGCGCAATCGTGAGATCACGCCGGATCGTGAGTCCAAAGTCGCCCGACCGCATTGGCGGCCGCCAAGCCGCCGTGCTTTGCGATAGGATCGACTGAGCGCTGAAGGGCGCTTCGTAATCGGTCAGGTATGGCTGAAGCAGCCCGGAGCCTGGATCGCCAGCGTCTATGTCGGCGCGCACTCGGCGCGGCGCCGGAGCGGATTCACGAGCCGCCCAACCAACTTTTTCTTTGGTCGGGCCGCCGTTGATCGCCTGCATTTAGATTATGAAACCGACTGCGCCAAATCGTGGGTAGCAGCCATTGACGATACCCTCGAGAACGCGGATGTATGCGACAAGGGAATCCTCGTCGGTTCGGCTAAACCGCACGAGCCGTCCTTTGACGGCGACCTCGACCGCCAGTTGCCCCGTTCTGAGACGATGCAGCTTGTCCTGCGCGTCCGCGAGGCGGCCGGCGGGTGTGGTCAGGTCGAAGGCCATTATCGAAACCGCTCCGCATTGAGGCGGCCGAGCCGCTCAAGCCGCTTGTCGAGATCGTCGTCCTCAGTCGCCTTGGCTTCCGGTTCCGCCGGGACGGGAACGCCGCGCTCGCGCGCAAGTCCGGCCCATTCGTCCTCGGTTAGCGACGACAGGCCGAGATGTTCGGCAAGCGCCAGGTTGTAGACGCGGCAATCGAGCAAGTGGTTGTCTTTTTCGCCGCCGCTCAGCTTCCAGATCCGGCGCGTCTTGCCGCGATAGGTCTCATCGGTGAGATATTCAGACGTGATTTGCCTGAAATAGGTCTCGTCCAGCCAGAACGGGAAGTGACAATATCCGGGCGGATCGGCTTCCTTGCCTGCCGCTCGCCCTTCCTTGCGCAGATCCTCGTAAAAAGCCGCCTTCAGAGGCCAGGTTCCGACTGGCCATACCCGCGCCCCGCGCCTAACCCGCGCGCCGGCAAGGTCAATGTCGACCAATCCGGGCGTCCCCATCGCCGGGCGCCCCCATCCTTCGGCCCCTTTGAGCGCTAAAACGGCCGCAAGGCCATGGTCCGGGTGAATTCGCTGTTTTGCGCGCGTCCAAGCGTAGACGACATGGCTCCGATAGCCAGAATCGACCCCGAGCGCGTCAATTTTGCGCGTTTTTCCGAACGAATCCGGCCATTCGCGGTCCAAAACGCGCTGTTCAAGCTGTTTGAACGCTTCGCCGTCTGGCGATTCCGTTGATCCGTCGAGATAAAGCGCGTCAACGACCCAAGTTTCGCGATTTGGGGCGAACGCGACCACTTCCACCCATATTCCGCGCATCTGAACGTCAGCCGCAGCCGTCAAAATGACGCCGCGCGGCGGAATGTGGCCTCGTTTTAGGTCCGATTCCCGCCTTTCCATGAGCCGGACGTGGTCCGGAGCGTCGCCCTTGACCTCATACGGGCGCCCGAGGCGCATATTGTGAAAAACTTGCAGCGTTTTATGCGATGCAGACGCTTCAATCGCCGCTTTGGCTAGGTCATCCCAAGGAACAAACGGCGATGAAAGCTGGTCGAAATGATAACTTGGAAACGCTCCGGGCCGTGGATCTGTCGCAACCCAGCGCCCTTTTCGAACCAGAGAGCGCTTTTCATGCGCCTCGATGACCGCCCCGCAGCATGGCGACACGTAATGCGCCTTGAACGGGTGCTGCTGTTCGTAACAGAAATGGGGGCCAAACTCGAACACGAATTCATCGCCGCAATGGTGACAGGGAATATGCCACCGGCGCTTGTCGCCTTGCTCGTAGCGCCGCTCGATCTTCGACGCCCCTTTGATTGTCGGCGTCGAAACGTCGGCCTTCTTCCAGTCCCCCTGGTTCAGGAATGCGAATAACCGCGCATCGGAGATCGCGATCGGATCACCCTGCCCATCAAGGTCGTCCGGATATTCGTCGACCTCGTCGCGGAAGAGTTTCTTGATCGTCTTAGACCGAAGATCGGCCGCCGAAGACGCAATCGCCAAGGTAAGCGAGCCGCCAGGGTAGCGCTTCGAGTAGGTCGTCGACCCTGTCGCAGATCGTGACGTTTGTGGAATGACCTTGTCCCGCAGCGCCGTCGAGGCGTCGATCGCAGGCTGTAGCTTTTCCCGATTGAAGTCGCTTAGCGCCGCATCCGTCGGCTGGATCACCATCATCCGGCATGGATCACGATCGATCGAATGGGCGATCACCGCGATGAGCATCGCAGTGAAGCCCGTCTGCGCCGCCTTCATCACCGCGATTTCGTTGACGGGCGAGTCAGGCCCGAGAAAATCAAGCGGCTCGATGATGTAGGGCGTCTCTTCGGCGCTCCACGTATCCCCTTGGCGTGGACCGTCCGGCATCACGAGATTGCGGACAGCCCAACTCGATGGAGACAGAGCAGCCGGAGGCTCAAGAGTTTTCGCAAGCGATCCCGCGACAAGCGCGAGAGCGTCAGTCTTGAACTGCAGGCTCACGCTTCGGAGGCCGCTTTTCCGCCGCGCCGCCCAAAAGCTTCATCTCGCGAGCGAGCAGCTCCCTCATGCGTCGAATTTCTTCCCGGAGGAAAGCACGCAAGCCGGCCGCCCCGTCCCTGTGAACGGCGACCACGCCATCATCGACACGCGAAAGCATCTGACCGAACCCTCGGTTCAGAGCCTCGCCACAACGAACCATCGCTGTTTCGACGTCCTTCGTCCAAACAAGCAACCCGAGCTTCTCGTCGCGGTCAATCTCTCGGAGATCGGCCGACGCGGCGATGTTCCGCGCCTGCTCTTCCGAAAGGACCATCTCGCGCTTGCCGGGCGAGGGCGCCGGTTCGTCGATATCGCGAGAAACAGGACCGCGCTTCTCGACCGCCCGGAGAAACTCCTCGACGTTGACAAGCTTAGTTCCCTTTGGCCCGGAGCGCGTCATCAGCACGCCACGAGCCTCGAGGCGAAGA